GCCTTGCGGCGGTCGGTCGTGGCGAGGCGAAGGTTGGCGATCGTGGTGCCGCCGCCGTTGCGGATCTCGGCGTCTTTGCCAAGGTTGCCGATGAGGATGACTTTGTTGACGGTCATGGGGTCTCCGATGGTTCGACGATCGGCCACTTGGCGAGGGCGTCGGTGAGGATGCGGGTGTATCGGCCCGCGTTGGTGATGACGCTGACGTGTCGGCCGCCAACGACTTGCACGGTGACGGTGCGGGCGCCTTTGAGGCGCGGGTCGGGGTCGCGGCGGACTTGGCCGACCTCGACTGGGATGATTGGCAGACGTCGGGTCATTCGATGGGCTCCTTGGTGGCCTGGGGAGTGTAGCGCGGGGCGGGATGGGGCGCAATAGGCGCGAGCGAGATTAGGCGGGATCGGGGCAACTCACTTGCTGTTGGGCTCGATATGCGCCCAGCCTGCCCCGCGTTGGTGCGACATCTTCGGCGTCACCACCTCATGCCATCGCCTATGGCATGGTCCGCACAGGTCCGACGTCGGCCAGTTTCCAGCGTCGGCCCCGAACAGGTGCCACGGGGCCCAATGGTGGGACTCGGTCGGGCCGACGGTTCCGCACTTGGCACAGGGCTTGTGCTTTGCGGATCCATCCGGGTCCACTTCGCTGAACTCGCGCATCCGTGTGACCTCGTGCGCGAAGAAGTCCTCCAGCGGAGCAAAGCTCTTCATGGTTGACTGCGGCGGATTTCTCAGGCACCGCTCACACCAGGAGCGGGCGCACTTGCCGCCGTTTGCGGTGCGGTAAATGTAGAAAGCGCCGCTGCATGGCTCGTTCTGCTCTTGACACTTGTACCTCATCGGGCGACTCCTTGGCGCTTCGGCGCCGGGCTGGGGGGAACGGTGAGATCGGCGGGCCAGCCGGTGATCGCGACGGTGCCGCGGATCCAGCCCGTGACGGTCATCAGGGCGGCGGCTTGGGCTTTGGTGAGGTCGCCGGACTTGACCACGCGCTCGACTTCGGCGCGGGTCTCGGCGCAGGGGTAGAGGCCCCAGGCGCGCGACCGGAGAACGGCGGTGATCGCGGCCTGCTGTTTCGATGACATCGGCTGGCGGCGGTTCTTGCGAAGCTCGCGCATCATCCACGGCAGAAACTCGCGCTCCGCTTCGGAGAGTCGGCCGGTCTGCTTTAGGGCCTCGATCAGCGACAGGGCCCAAGCGTCGATCCGTTGGAGCATCACGGCTTGGGGCGGCGGCCCGGCCTCGGGGGCCTCTGCGTCTTCGTTGCGGTCGGATTCCTCGGGGTCGCCGATCTCATCGATCGCGGCGCCAAGGGCCTCGGGGTGTTCCAGGCCATGCGAGGCGAGCAGGGCCAGCGGATCGAAGACGTAGCCGGTCGTTTTGCCCGGATGAGTGCGGCAGACGCGGCCGACCTCCTGAACGAAGCGGACTTTGGCTTGCACGTTCCGCCGGCAGGCCAGCGCCATCAACCAAGGGAAGTCGGCGCCTTCGGAGAGCATCGAAACGTGGACCAGTACGGCGATCTCGCCGGTTCGCAGGGCTTCGATCCGGGCGGTCTGCTCGGCCCACGTCAGCCGGCTGTGGATGCTCGCGGCGGTGAACCCGTGGCGGGTCAGGCGCTCGGCGAAAGCGTCGGCGTCGGCGATACTCACCGCGTTCGCCAGGGTCGGGCCCGGCAGGCCGTGATGCCGAAACATGGCGATCAGGGCGTCATCGACGACGGGCGCCAGGGGGTCGGCGATGCGCTCGCCTTCAGGCTCGGGCAGGTGGGGCACGCAGTCGGGGGTCCAATGGATCGGGGTGATCGTGGTCACAACGCCGTCGCGCAGGCCATCGGCGAAGCTGTAGCGGAAGACCACTTCGTCCCAGAGGCTTAGGCGCTCGCCTTCGTTTGACCGGAAGGGCGTTGCGGTGAGGCCGACCATCCACCGGGGCTGTAGGGCCAGCATGGCCTCGGCGTGGGCCGGCGCTTCGGATCCGTGGCACTCATCGACGATCAGAAGGTCGCAGGGCTGGCCGGTCTCGGCGAGGGCCACGCGGGCTTGGGCAAGTGAGGGGAAGCAGGACACGATCGCGCGGGCGGGCTGGCGATAGCCCGACATGACGAGTCCGGTGTCCGGGATGAAGGCTTGGATGGTCTCTCCAAGCTGCCTCACGAGCTTTTGGCGCGGGGTGGCGACGACGATGTGGAAGCCCTTGAGCGCGCACAGGCGGGCAAGCTCGGCGATGAAGACCGACTTCCCGGCGCCCATGAACGCCGAGACGACGACGCGCAGGGCGCGCGGGGTGGCCTCGCCTTCGGGGGTGATCTGGCGCCCCAAGGCCGGGCGGACGGCAGCCAAGGCGCGGGCTTGCCATGCCCGGAGGGGGCGCGGCGGCTCGGCCGGGATCGGCAGGTCGGGCCTCGGGGTGTGGCGGGGTTGCTTAGCCGCCCTGACGCGCTCCACGCGGGCCAGGACGCCGGCCTCTGGCGGGGGCAGGTCTTGGGCCGGCTTCGGGGCGCGGCGCCGTCCTGCGGCCTTCTCGGCGGTCCTGGCGGCCTCGGAGGGTGTGCCCTTGATGCCGGGGTAGCCTGCGGAGATCAGGCGGGCCGACAGGCGGTCGGCGGCGGTTGTGGCGCTGTCGCGCTCGGCCGAATGGGTGGAGGATGCGGCGAGGTCGAGGCAGGCGCGGGCCTTGCGGCGCAGGTCGGCGGCGTCGGCGGGCTTGATGTCGGGGGCTGGGGCGTTCATTCGGCGCCCCCGTCGGCCATCGCGGCCTCAACGGCGTCGCGCAGAAGGCAGACGCAGCGCATGGGCTGGCCGTTGACCTTGACGGGCTTGTCGTGGCCCTTGCCGCTGGGAGGCAGGGCGAGCCAACCGCGGGCGGCCCACTGGGCGACGACGCCGGGGCCGTCGTAGCGGTCTTCGGCGAGCCAGCGGCGCAGGACGTGGGCTGAGACGGCGAGGTAAGGCCAGCGGTCGCGGTCGGTTGCCCCGTCGGAGCGCCATTGGCCCAGCCAGCCTTGGGCGGGGTCGCGGGCTTCGCCGTCGCGGTCAAGCGCGTGCCTGCCGTAGAAGGCAACCTGTTGAGCGACGGCACGGCTGATCACGGAGCGGAGGGCGGCGAGGGGCTTGTCGGCGTCTTGGCCGCTGCGGATCGCGGCGGTCGCGGCGACGCCCATCACGGCCTCGATCTCGGCGTCGTCGGCGAGGGGTAGCCCGCAGTCCGCATGGGCGATCAGCGCGGCAACCTCGATCGCAGCGAGGTGCGCGGCGAGACGGGCGGACAGGCCGCCATAGTCGCCGAGGCGATCGGCCCATACGGCGTCGGAGGCTTCCCACATCGCAGCGATGGCGGGGCGGCCTCGGGTGAGGATGGCGTCGATGAACCGGGCGCCCAGGTGCCCGTAATGGCGCTCGGTCACGCGGTTTACGGTGACGGCTTCGGCGCGTGCCTCGAAGGGCGCGCCCTCGACGCTCAGGCAGCGGGCGCGGGCGCCTTCGTCTTGGCTGGTGCCCAGGAGCGGGCTTTCACCCGTGGAGATCGTGAAGGAACACCAGACGGCCCGGACTTGGGCCCCGAACACGAAGCCCCGGCCTTTGCCCTGCCCGTCGGCGAGCTGGTAGACCGTCTGGCCGATCTGCTCGCGCTCCTTCGGCGGGATCTGGCGGGTGTCGTCAAGCAGCAAGGGCAGGCAGGACAGGGCAGCGGCCGACCGCTCGCGATAGGTCAGGGTGGAGGCCCACTTGCCGACGTAGGACCGGGGCGAGGCCCAGACCGAAGCGGCGAGGTTGAGGGCCGTGGTCTTGCCGATGCTGGTCTCACCCCAAAGGTCAAGGACGCACCCGCGGTCGGTTGTCCAGGGGAGGATCACGCTGGCGAGGGAGGCATAGACGGCGAGGCGGGCGACGGGGCGATCCGTGGTAACGGCCCAGGCGTCAAGCCAACCGGCCCAGGTGCCGTGGCTGTGGATGCTCGCGGCCAGGGCTTCGTAGCCGTTCGGCGGGGTGAGGTGAACCGGGGGCGGCACCGGGGCAGGCGGCGCGGGCTCGGCGCCTTCGGCGGGCTCAGGGGCCGGGGCGACGGGTGCGGGATGCCATCCGGGGCCGCGGAGGAAGCCGCCGCGGAGGTGCCCCATTCGGACGGCGATGGCGCGCTGGGGCAACTTCCCGGCCCATGTCGAGTCACACCAGTCGAGGAAGCGAGACAGGTCGGAGGCGGTCGGGCTGCACACCGGGGCGCCCTGAGAGGCCAGGGCGATGAGCTTGCGGCCGTCCATGACGTCGGCGCGGGCGGTCCAAGAGCGGCCGACGTGGCCGTCTTCGTTGATCCAGGCGACTTCGACGCTGTACTCGCCGGAGTCAACGTCTACCGCGCGGCCGGCGAGCAGGATCGGGCGGGTCGCGGCGACCTTGACCTTATCGGAGGGGATGCCGTCTTCGTCGAGTGAGACGTGGATCACGCCGTTGTCGCTGAGCTCCCAGCCACCCCCGACTGCGGCGCCGGGTACGAGCTGGAGCAGGCGGTCGGCGGCGCCACGGGCAGACAGGCGCGGCGGGCCGGTGCGGGCTTGCTCGGCGGCCCATGCCTTCGCTGCGGCGGCTTGGGCCTTGGCGACGTCCTTCTCGACGCGGGCCATCGCGGCGCTCAAGGCTCGATAGTCGGCGGTCGCGCCGCGGATCGAGCCGGCGACGGCGAGCAGGTCGCGCAGGTCGTCGGAGCCGGCGACGTGGAGCAGTTCGGCAAGTTCGCAGGCAGACGACTTGAGCTTAGCCCAGGCGCCAAGACGGGCGCCGGGCTCGGTGTTTTCGCTCGCGGCGTGCTCGATCATCGGCACAAGGACGGCCTCGGCTCGCTCGCGGCGGGCACGGGCGGCGCTGGTCTCCATGCCCCAATCGACGGGCGGGGCGAGGCTGAGGGTGCGGTCGGCAGGCTGAGCGGTCATCGGAAGGCCCCGTAGGCTTGGGGCTGTAGCCCGTGGATGGCGAGCAGGTCGGCGATCTGGCCGTGCCAGCCGCAGGTCTTGGCATGGTTGCAGCGGGCCGACCAAGCGGCGCGCGGGTCGATCAAGAACCACACGTCAGGCCGACCGCAGCCGGGGCAGGGCAGGCCGATCGCGACGCGGGCGCCGTCTCGTTCGACCACCTTAGCGCGGAGGTCGGAGGCGGCGCGGGCGCGGGCGTCCGGGTCGGAGCGCAGGGCCGCGCGGCCGGCGCGCTCGGCGCGGGCTTCGTCGTCGGGGCCGCGGGCTGCCCACTGGCGCGCGGCGAGGGCGCGGGCTTGGCTCCGGGCGCGGGCCTGCTCGGTGGTGATCCGGGCCAGCTCGGCCTCGTACTCGGCGCGGGCGACGTAGTCAGCGAGGTCGAGCAGGTCGCCCTCAGCGTAGTCAGCGACTTCGACCGGCCCGTGACAGGGCAAGAGGTACAGGCGGCTCGGGTCGATGCACTTCTGGTCGGCGGCGTTCTCGGCCTGCCCCACGTCGCGCAGGATCAGGCGCATCGCGGCGGCCCAGAGGTGGCCGACGACGGGCGCAGCCAAGGGCAGGACGAGGCGACAGCGCGGGGCCTCGGGCGTGGCGCTGTAGGTGCTATAGGCGCACCGCTCGCGCTCAGGGAACAGCCCCATCGCGGCCGGAACGTCGGCCCCGTCGTCGAAGTCGAGCACGAGGGCGTGGACTGACATGATCGCCGAGGCCAAGCGGCGGCCATCGGTGGCGACGTGCGGGGCCCAGCATGGGGCGTCGAGCTTGTCAGCGCGGCCCCGATTGTGGCGGGTCAGGGCGCGGCGGAGCTGGCCCCACGTCGTCGGGTGGGCGCGGCCGTGGCTTGAGCGGCGCGCGGCGGCGTAGGTCGCCGAGGGGCAGGGGAGCCCGTCGTGGTGCGGCATCTTGTGACCTGGGTGCGAGGATGCCGGCTGTGGCGGCCGGGTTCCCGTTTGCCCTGCCTCCACCGGGGATCAATCGGTGGAGGCAGGCGGGGCGCCCAGGTCAGCAGGCTCCGCAGAGGTAGCCCAAGGGCGAGGGCGCGTCAAGCGGGACGGCGAAGATCATCGCAGGACGTGCCCGAGGGTGCCCCAGAGCGCCCCCAGGGTGCCGCGGTTACAGCCCTTGTAACCCTGGGGTCGCTGAGAATGACGTGCTGATGCGGTTCGGGTGGTGCGGGTTACAAGGGTTACAACGGCTTGTAACCGTGAGAATGTCCTACAGTACGCTATTCTCATCAATAAATCAGATCAGGTTACAAAAGACACATATACCTTCTACGCGCGCGGGAAAAAATCAGAAGAGGGGGATCCCTCTCTTCTGATCTTTTTCTCCCCCAGGAGTGACCATGCTGTTGTGTATAGTTGTAACCCGGTCACGAAATCGGGCGAAAGCGCAGGTTTAAGCTACCGCATCACGGTTACAAACCCTTGTAACCGGGGTTCCAGAAAGTGCCTGTTTCGGTAACGATATCAACCACGTAACGGGTTACAAGCCTTTGTAACTTTCAGGGCTGATCTTGTAACCGGCTGCATAAACCGGGCTGCCCTATGCGCTGTGGCGCCGCCCTATTGCGCGCCGTCGCGGGCCGTGGTAGGCTGAGGGCGAACCACGGAGCCACCCCCATGTCGCTGCTCGTCAGTCAAGACCAGAACACCCGCCGCCGCGCCGTCGCCCTCCTGGGGCACCTCCGCGAAGGCGACCCAGACGCCACCGGCGCTGATCTCGCGTTGACGGTCCTGGGGGCGTACCTGAACCGCAGGGGCCTCGACCTTCCGGCCCGGACGGCGAACCGCTCGCGTGGGGCTCGGCCGGTGACCACGGATGCGACGGCGCTCTACAGCCGGCCGATCCTGCCTGTGCCGGGCGGCGCCCAGGTTGACGCGGCGCTGCGCTTGGCCGCGGGCACGACCAACGGCGACACTGTGGCCCGGACGTGGCGCGAGGCGGTGGCCGAGTGCTACTTCGCCATCACGGCTCCGGTGACCGCCGAGGACATGGGCCCGCAGACCGGCGCCTGGGTCGCTCAGGGGCCGCGTGGTCCGTTTGAGGCTGCGGCGTAGGGGAAGCGTTAGGGTGTCCGGCGGCGTCGATTGTGGGGCCGCTGGTGACGTCAGGCGATGGGGTTGAACGGGGGCGGAAGTGGCGGACGCAGAATGGGTTGAGATCAGCGCGATCAAGCCGTGGGACCGAAACCCCCGCAAGAACGCGGCGGCCATCGACGAAGTCGCGGGCTCGATCAAGCGGTTCGGCTTCTCGTCGCCGATCATCGTACGCCGGGCCGATGGTGTGATCATCGCAGGCCACACCCGCTACGCAGCCTCGCAGCGCCTGGGGCTGGACAAGGTCCTGGTGCGGTACATGGACCTCGACCCCGCGCAGGCGCGCGCCCTCGCGCTGGCCGACAACAAGCTCGGCGAGCTGGCCGACTGGGATGCGCCGCTGTTGGCCGAGGTGCTGCGGGAGTTGAACGACGAAGACGTCAGCCTTGAGGGGCTGGGCTTCGACGCTCAAGAGCTTGAAACGATGCTCCAAGAGATGCCAGACGTCAACCTTGACGACCTCAGCGATGAAGTGACGCCAGGGCAGGCTTCTGAGTTCGCCGGGCTTCGGATGCAGATCAGGAAAGAGGATCAGCAGGAAGTGGAGGACGCCGCAGCCTCAGATTGGGGAGACCCTGAGGCCCCAACCCCTCAAGCCCAACGGATCGGCGCCCTGTTTCTGCACTTGTGGAGAACCTATGGCCAGTGAGTTCAGGGTCGCAGTCGTGACACCAGCAACTGCTCGGGCAGTCATCGTTCGACATCACTACAGCAAAGCATGGCCGACCGGAAACTTCGTCAGCTTCGGCGCGTTCCTTGGCGGCAAGATGTGCGGTGTCGCCACGTTCGGGCATCCTGCCAATCAGCACAACTGGAAGACAGTCAAAGCGTGTAAGGCGCCGCGCGATATGGCTGAGCTTACTCGCCTGTGGATCGCAGACTGGGCGCCTCCTTTCGTTGAGAGTAGGACCATCGCTGCGTGTCTTCGCATCCTTCGGCGAGACAAAGTGTGCAAAGTGGCGCTATCCTACGCTGACCCGTCACAAGGTCACTTCGGGACAGTCTACCAAGCGTCAAACTGGGTGTTTGCGGGGCAGTCAGCACCGTCGCAGCAGTTGAGGTTCAGCGACGGAACCCTGATGCACAAAATAGCAGCCCTCGACAGGTTTGGCACAGATAGGGCCGACCGGCTAAAGAACGTCGATCCAGGGGTTGTTTGCGTATCAGTCCCTGGCAAGTTCAAGTATCTGTATGCTATCGACCCCGACGTATTGCCAGAGCTAAAGAAGATGGCTAAGCCCTACCCCAAGAAACCATGCGCCGGCCCTGAGAGGGCCACCGGGGACCACCCGGAGGAAGGCGGGGCAGATCCGACCCCGGCGCTCCATTCCAACGACGGCGAGGGCTCCCTATGACGGTCGCCCATGACACCACCCTGACCAAGCGCCGCCTTCTGCTCTGCGAAGCCATCGCCAACGGCATGACGCGCAAACAGGCCGCGGTCTTCTCGGGCCTCTCGGAGCGCGGCGTCGATCGCGCCCTGGTTGACCCCCGCGTCAAGGCCGAGGTAGACCGGCGCAGCGCCGAGATCAGCAAGGAGGTCCGGGGCAAGCTCCGGGGCGTCCGAAACATCGCAGTCAAGGCGCTCGCCGAGGTAGCCGGAGACAAGGAAGCCCAGCCGGGCGCCCGCGTGGCCGCGGCAAACTCCATCCTCGACCGGATCGGCGTGGGCAAGACGCAGATCCTCGAAGTGGTCAGCGACGGTCAGACCCAAGACCCCGAGGTGCGGATCGCCCGACTTGCCGCGCGCCTGGGCTCGGCGCTGTCCACGATCCCGGACGCGACCGACGACGATGAGGCCGACGCCGAGGACGAAGACGCCGAGGACGAGTAATGTCGGACCTTGCCGCCCTGCTCAACGACTTGCACGCCAAGATCGCGACGTACACCAGCCGAGGGCTACGGGTGCCCTCGCGCCTGCTCGCGCTGTTGGAGGACGCCGAAGCCGAAGCCGAGGTCTACGTCGCCGAGCGCGAGACCCGACCGCTGGCCTACGCCCGCCTATGGGCCCCCGAGTGCCGCTCCTGCCCGCACCCCGACCCCCGCGCCCCAGCGCCCCCCAAGGGCCGCCGCGGTCTGCCGATGGTCGCGATCCCAGGCTCCGGCATGGGCCACCGCTGCCCCGGCTGCGGCGTTGTCGAGCAGCGGACGTCGCAGATCGCGCTGGCTCAAGCCATCCTCGACGGCGACTATGAGCAGGTCTTCGCACTCGGCGGCAACCGCACCGGGAAGACTGAGCTTGGCGCGCAGCTCACCGTCGCCATCGCCCAAGGCGCCGACCACCCCGACACGATCGCATGGGCGAAACTCAACGGCCTGAGCCTCGGCCGACTCCAGAAGGGCCCTGGCCTCGCGTGGGCGGTGTCGCAGACGTTCAGCATGTCGCGCCAGATCCAGCGCGGCAAGCTCGACCGCTACCTGCCCGACGGGAGCAAGCGCCGGAACTGGGATGCCGAGAGCGAGGCCGAGGTCCGCCTGCCCGGCGGCGCCAAGATCGTCCTCAAAGCGGCGTCGATGGCCGGCAGTGAGGCCAACGCCAAGAACCCGTTTGAAGGCGCGAGCATCCGGTTCGCTTGGGTCGATGAGGAGATCCAGAGCCCGACCGGCTACCAAAGCATCATGGCCCGAACCACGGACCAAGACGGCTTGGTTCTCAACACGATGACCCCCCTGTCGGGCTGGACTCCGTTCCTGCTCGCCCAACTTCGCCACCTCGACAAAGGCGAGCCGTGCCCCGCGCGCCTCTACGTCGGTTTCCTCCACGCGATCGACAACCCGCACGTCAGCCCCATCGTCATCGAGGGCAAGTGGGCGAACCAACCCGAAGCCGTCCGCCGGGCCCGCCTGCGCGGCGAGATTGTGGCCTTGGAAGGCGCCGTCCACCCCACGTTCAGCGCCGCCGCCCCCTACGTCCTGCCCGCCTTCGATCCGCCGGCCCATTGGACCCGCTACGGTTCGATCGACTTCGGCACCCGCGCGCCGTTCGCGATGCTTTGGGCCGCCCATGACGAGGCCAACGACGTGGTGCACATCTACCGCGAACGGTATGAAGCGGGCCTAACCATCCGTGACCACGCCGAAGCGATCAGCCGGATCAACGCCTGCCCCGCCTGCTACACCAGCCAACCCATCGGCTCCGACGCTTGGCATGCTTGGATCGTGCGCCGCGCGACCCACGGCACCGGCTGTCAGACCTGCGGCGGGTCGGGCTACAGCACGGACATGCCGAGCATCATCATCGCCGACCCCGAAGACCTCGGCGCCCGGAACACCCTCGCGGGCGAGTACGACATCGCCTGTTCCCCCGCTAAGAAGGACGTCAAGAAGACGTTCAACGCGCTGTTCTCGCGCTTCGCCTTGCATCCGACCCTATCGACGCCGGCCTTGGTGATCCATGACTGCTGTACCAACCTGATCCGGGAGATCCGCCGATTGACGTGGATGGAGGGGCGAAAGTTGGAGCTAAAGACGAAGGGCGACGACCACGCCCACGACGCCCTGCGCTACCTCTGCGGCTACCTGCCCCTCCCTCGCGACGCTGGCGAGCCCGAAGACGCCGAGTAGGCCCCCACGTTGCGGCGTTCCCCTGTTCGTGGTAGCCTTGCCCAATGAGCCCCCCCAACGATCACGCCGCACTCACCGTCGCCACTCCGTCTGCGCTGGGCCGCGCCTGGGCCGCTGTGGGCCGGGCTCTTGGCCTGACCGCTACCGTGGAGACCACCCCCGAGGTGGTCGCAGGTGGCGACTATGCGGCGAGCGCCGCGGTGCCCTCGCGCTACTCGCCCGAAGTCAGCCTGTCCGCGATCGCGCACCCGGTCGTCTATGCCTGTATCGAGGCGATCACAAGCGACCTCGCCGGCCTGCCGATCCGCGTGATGCGCGGCGAGGAAGTCGTCGAAGGGCATTGGCTCCACACCATGCTCGCGAACACCGGCCTCAGCCAGCGGACGTGGCGCAAGCTGATGATCCGCGATCAGGTGTTGGTCGGGCGGTCCACGTCGGTCCTGTTGATCTCGTCACTCCGCAAGGGGCAACCCATCGGCGTTCGGTGGCAGCATCCCAACCGCGTGAAGCCCGTGCCCGGCGCCGACGGCACCCCGATCGGGTACGAGATCGGCCTTGACCGGCTGATCCAGTACTCGCCCGAGCAGGTCATCGCCACCCTGTCGCTGGGCTACCTCGACAGCCCGGACATCCTCACGGGCATCGGCGCTACCCAAGTCCTCCACGCTGACTTGACCGCCGACGAGGCCCTCGCCAAGGCTGCCGCCCGCGCCGCCAGCGCAGGCCGCCCCTCGGCGCTGTACCGACCCCGCGGCGACGGCGCGCATTGGGCACCAACCCAAGTCGCGATCATCAAGGACACGATCACCAGCCTGTTCACGAAGTCGGATGGCGGCGTGGCCGTCCTCGGCACCGCGAACGGCGAACTCGACATCTTGGGCTGGGCCCCGCGCGAGATGGAGGGCCCCCAACAGCGCGCATGGATCCGCGGGACCGTGATGGCCGTCCTCGGCGTGCCCCCGGTTCGCTTGGGCGTGGACGGCGCAAACACTTGGGCCACGTCCGACGCGCAGATGACGGCCTATTGGACGCAGTTGCAGGGCACCGTCGCCCCTCTCGACGAAGCCTTGACCGCCTTGGTCCGGCGCGTCGATGGCGACCCTACCTTGACCGTTGAACACGCTTTCGACGGCGTGCCCGCGCTCCAAGTCGCCCAAAGCGCCGTGCTCGACCGCATTGGAAAGCACATCGCCAACGGCATGAGCCCGGCCTCAGCCTACGCATACGAGGGCTGGGAAGTCGCGCCCGACGCCTTTGGGTCCGCCCCGGTGCCCCAGCCTGCCCCCGGCGCTGCCCCGGCGCCTGCCCCGGCCGACGACGACACCCCCGACGACGAAGACGGCTCCGGCCCGCTGGCCGAGCTGGGCGACGACATCAACGTTGCTCTCGGCGTGCTCACCGATCCCGACGCGACCGCCGAAGACAAGGCCGCGGCCGTTGCTGAGCTGGCCGGGATCGCCGATGAACTTGCGGGGATGGCGTGATCGAGCGCGACATCAGCGGCCTCGACCGCACCCCGACTAAAGCGATGGCCGGCAACGCGGCGCGCGGGTTGGAGCTTCGGCGCAAGTTCGGGCGCGGCGGGACCGCCGTTGGTGTCGCTCGCGCCCGAGACATCAGCAACCGCGCGAACCTCTCCGATCGAACCATCTTGAAGATGCACTCCTACTTCGCCCGGCACGCCGTCGATTCATCGGCGCCCGGCTGGGGCGACGCCTCGGCGCCGTCCGCAGGGTGGATCGCGTGGCTGCTATGGGGCGGCGACAGCGGCCGGACGTGGGCCCGCGTGCGCCGGGACAAGATCATGGCCGCGCGCAAGCCCAAGCGCCGCCAGCGCGCCCACACGGGCCCTGTCGTCGTCACCCGAGCCGCCGGACGCAGCGACCGCCAAGACGCCGCCGCATGGGCGAAGGCACAGCGGGAGGCCGACCGGACGATGATCAGGGCATGGACCGCCGCCCTCACTGATCAGCGCGACCGGCTTGTGGCGCGCTTCGTCGCGACGGCCGAAGCCCTCGACGGTCAAGCGCGCCTGATGCCCCTCGACGGCACCGTTCACCGGGTCTTTGGGATCGACGACATCGCCGCGCTGTTCAGCGTTGCGGCCGAGGCCAGCCTAATCGGCGGCCTCATCCGAACCGCCGTCGAGAGCGTCGTCAAGGTCGGCTGGGGCATCTTCAAAGCCGTCTTGGGCGACATCAGTTGGGAACCGACGATCAGCCCGGCACCCGGCTTGCTCGCCGAGCAGGTCACGTTTGTGAACGAGTCGACCAAGCGCGAGATCGAGGCGACCGTTCGCGAGGGCTTGGTCGAAGGCCGGTCCATCGGGCAGATCCAAAACGACCTGTACGAGTCGCAAGCGTTCAGCCCTGCCCGCGCCCTAACCATCGC